GTTTCAATGTGGCACGGCCGTTACAGTGTGCAGGGATTTGGTAAGCGTTTTCATGTTCGTGGTTCCTTTGGTTCAGTGTGCAGCGCCAGTGTGAAGGCTCCGGCGCTGGCGGTCAACAACTATTTGCGGCCCGCAGTCAATACATGCAACGGCCGTGCCACATTGAAACACTGCAGCCGCGCGGCCCGTTACAGCGGACTGACAAAAAAGGACTAAATGTGACAGGCCAATTTAGCCCTAAATTGTCATTTACATATTAAATGCAGGTAATTCCGTTTGTCCGCTTTAGTCCGCTGTCCCCTTGTTTCCCAGTCGCGCGCTGGCGCCGTTACGCTGCAGCGCCGTATACTGCCGCACTGTACCATTTATTATCTATTAACTACTATAGAAGAAAGAAAGCGGACAAGCGGACAAAGGGTATGGATTCAATAACTTGCGCGCGGTCCCCTTTGTGTCCTCTTTCATGAGCGGACAATAGGCTAAAATCTGGCCGCATTTAATTTCACCAAACACTGGCCGAATTCACCGCTGGCGCTAAACGTGGCCCGTGAAAATGCGGCGGCGCTTAACAATATTAATGTGGCCCGTGAATTGCGGCGCATATAATAAGTTAACCATTGTCTGTCCCCTTCCGTCCCCTAGTTAATCCCCGCGACGCTGGCCGTATTTAATATGTTAAGCTGCCAGGCCGGCCCTCTGTGCGTGTTTCAGGGGCAGCGCTGCACTGGCCCTTGACTCGCGGCGCAGCGCGTGGTAAGGCGGCGCACCCCTACCCCCTACCCCCGGGCCGTTGGTTCCATCTGGGTCCCTCGTGCGCCCGCCCACCGGCCAGGTGCCCGCCCAAAATTCACAAAATGGCCTATGTTGCAACGCAGCGACGGCCCATACCACAGCGAAAAGTGAAATTAGGTGTCACTTACCATATTATATACGTTGCAACGGGCCGAATTACCCTGTTAGATTCGGGGCGTACTCGGCCATTTCACACTAGGAGACCACCATGAATACCCTGATCCTGTTCCTCCTGCTCTCTGCGAGCGGTGATCTTGTCGGCGCGAAGGTGGTTGGCCCGGCCGCGGACCAGGTGGATTGCGCCAAGCAGGCCGCGGCCGTGCTCGAAGCGAACGCCGAGGCCGTTGCGGGCATGAAAGCGCAGGGCGTGCATGTCGTCGTGCGCTGCGTGGACTCCAGCCCGCACCCCGTTGTGAAAGGGACGCGCACCCTGTAGAGTGCCGGCCATGAACGCACCCACGTCAACCTGGACCCATTGGTTCGCCCTGCAGGCGCGCTCGACTCTCCTGATGGTGGTCGGCCTGTTTCGCCTCGCGCTGCCCGCTTTCCATCGCGATTGGGTCGTGCGCGAATCGTTCGTGTACCCTGGCCGCTTTGCGCTACACTGGCTCGACCACAACCTGAGCGTGTACGACAATGAAGAAGACGGAATCAGCGGCGACGCCCGGTACATCCGTGAATCATCCTACGGCCCGCGGTTGCGGACCTATGTCTGGTCCGCGCTACGAAATCCGTGCGGTAATTTTCGATGGGGCAACTCATTCGTGGGCGGTCCATTTCGCCGCTGGACCCTCGGCAACTATTACCTGCAGGCCGGCTTCCGCCCCGACAACGGGTGGCCCGTGTTGAGTGCAGGCCGTAGTCCGGCCGGCGGGTTCGGGTACTGACGTGGCCGCGCTTCAGGAATTCGGCACCGGTGCGCTCGTCTCTCGGGACGGCACGCAGTTGTCGCGCGAGGAACGCATCAAGCTGGGCTTGGAAATCCCCGGCGATCCGCGGGCGTTCGGCCTGCGCAAGATCGACGGCATCACGGCCAGTCGCCTGCGGTACGCCCTGAGCGAACTGGTCGCGCTGAACATCGACAACATCAACGTGTGGATTCAGCAGGTCGCGGCGCAGAGCCCGAAGGCGGCCATTGAACTGATGCTCGAACTCGCGCAGTTCTCGCTGCCGAAGCTCAAGGCAATTGCCGTGCAGGTCGATGACCGCAGCGCGAATCCGCGGCAGATGTCGGTGGCCGATCTGCAAAAGATAATCGAGTCAGGCGGCGAGTGAGTGAGGCACTGAAGGCCGCCGCGCGCGAGTTGAAGCGGCGCCTTCGCTGCCGCACGTCGCTGCACAGCTTCGCGCTCAACATCGACATCCCGACCGCGCCCAGCGGCGCGATGCACCCTGACGAGGACCTGCTGGGTCCGGCCGCCGGTCTCATGGCGATTCACCACGCGGCGATCCTCGGCGTCCTTGAGCGCACGATGAACACGCCGTTCGGCCGCTGCATGATCTTCGCCCCGCCTGGTAGCGCGAAGTCGCTCTACAGTTCCGTCGTCGCGTCGGCGTGGGAAATGGGCCGCAAGCCCGGCTCACGCATCATGCTCACCAGCTACGGCTCGAACATCGCCGAGCGCCAGGCGCGGCGCGCGATGCAGATTTGCGAGCAGCCTCAGTACCGCGACCTGTGGGATGAAGCGCCGGTGCTCGACCGCACAGCCGCGGGGGACTGGTCGCTGTCCAACACCAGCAACATGCTGTCGATGGGACTCACGGCCGGTCTCACCGGCAACCGCGCCAGCGGCGCGATCATCGACGATCCGGTGGCCGGGCGCGAGGAAGCGGACTCGGAGACCGAGCGACAGAACACGCTCGACGCGTATCAGGACGATCTGCTGACCCGTCTGCTGCCCGCCGCGTGGCTCGGCCTTATCATGACTCGCTGGCAGGAGCAGGACCTTGCGGGCTCGCTGCTGCCCGACGATTACAAGGGCGAGTCGGGCATGATTAAGTGTAAGGACGGCATGATGTGGGAAGTGCTGAACATTCCCGCGAAGGCCGAGCAGATCGACGATCCGCTGGGCCGCAAGCCCGGCGAGTATATGTGGCCCGAGTGGTTCCCCGAGCAGCACTGGCACATGTTCGAGAAGGCGCCGGGCCGCGAGGCGCAGCGCGCGTGGTCCTCGCTCTACCAGCAGCGGCCCGCGAACCAAGGGGACGGGCGCTTCACCGAGGAATGTATCGACTATTACCGCGAGGGCACGGCGCCGCCGTATCTCGCCTACGTCGGCGCGGGCGACTACGCCGTGACCGTCGGCAAGAACGACTTCACGGAACTGGGCGTGTTCGGCGTCGATCCGAACGGCGACTTGTGGGAGGTCGATTGGTGGAACAAGCAATGCGACACCGGTGAGTCCACGGAAATGACGCTCGACTTCGTGAAGAAGTACAAGATTCCAATGTGGTTCAACGAAGGCGGCGTGATCGACAAGGCGATCGGCCCGCTGATGAACCTGCGGATGCGCCAGCGGAAAATCTACACCGATCGGCGCTCGCTGCCCTCCATGCAGGACAAGATGGCGAAGGCCGCGTCGTTCCAGTCCCGGTGCTCGGCACGCGTCGTCCACTTTCGCGACAACGCCAACAGCCGGCGCGTGGTCGGCCAGTTGCTTTCCCTGCCCGCCGGGCGCTACGATGACGCGGCGGACGTGTGCGGCCTGATCGGCCGAGCGGTGGATCAATTCCCCATTGCGCGCGTCCCGCAGAACAAGCGGAAGGAGGGAATCAAGCCCTTCACTGCTGCGTGGCTGGAGCACGTCGAGGAAGAAACGAAGAAGGTGCGCTACAAGTGAAAATCCCCGGTGTAGTCTACAGCGCGGCCGAGGGCGTCGAGTCCGGCGCCAAGAGCCCGGCTATCTATGTGGGCAGCGCGAACCCGAACGGCGTCGTGACGGCCGCGCTCGGTTCGCTGTTCGTCGAGGTCGTCGGCCAGGCGATGTACGTGAAGACGACGGACGGTGGCAACACAGGCTGGGCCGCGCTCTCCGCGGGCGGCGGCCCCGTAACGTGGGGCAGCATCACCGGCACGATCGGCAACCAGACGGACCTTATCACGCGCATCGACCTCGACGCGGCCATCGCCGCAGCGCTCGCAGTTTCGGACCACGTTGCGCTCGCGGACCCTCACCCCATCTATCTCACACAGGCAGAAGCAGATGCAATATATGACGCGATTGGTGCAGCGATTTCGGCAGTGGCGGCGCACGTTGCTGCTCCAGACCCGCATCCGCAGTATCTCACTACGGCAGAAGGCAGCGCTCTATTTGCTCCGCTATCTGCATCAGGGCTTCGAGGGGCCACGGGGGACGAAGGCGAACCCGGCGAGCCCGGACCTCCCGGCCCGGCCGGCGTCGCCGGATCGCCCGGTCAGCAAGGGGCGGCAGGGGTATCTGGAAGCATTGGCCCACCTGGAGACGACGGTAGCCAAGGCGAAGACGGCAGCCCAGGCCCGCAAGGTCCCGCTGGTGTAGCGGGCACCACGGGCGCTGCTGGCCCGATGGGGCCGGCCGTGTTCATGGAGGCAGAGCCGGGCGAGGATGGGGCCATCGGCCCACCGGGGCCGGCTGGTGCCACCGGGGCACAAGGTCCGCCGGGTAGCGGCGGCAGTTCGACCGCGTTCATTTATCTCGAGGCGGACATGGGGGAAGACGGCCCGCAGGGGCCGCCCGGCGCGACAGGTCCGCAGGGGCCGGCAGGCGGTGGCGGCGGGACCGTGACCGAGGTCGAAGTTGACTTCGGCACGAAGCCGGTCAAAGATGCAACCTTCACAATCACGGATGGTACGGTGTCCGCTACGAGCAAGGTTCAGATTTCGGAGTCAGGGAAGGCCGCCGCGTCGCGCGCCTCGGGCGACGCGCAATGGGATAGCATCCATTGCGCCGCACTCCCCGGCACCGGACAGTTCGTGGTATATTGTCTCGCTTTTCCAGGTCCCGTTGTCGGGAAACGAAAACTTCACTACACGGTGGCATAAATGGCAGTTATTGACGGTGGCGGAAGCACAGCAGGAAAAGGCAACGTTGATACGGCGTACAACCAGAACGTCACGCTGCCGCGTCTTCCGACTGCAGACTCGACCTCCGGCGTAGGCTTCGCCGCGCTTGCGGGCAAGAACGACGACGGCACGCTGGTCGCGGGCGGGCGCATCAACCGCGTTTACGTGTCCGAAGGGCAGAGCCTCAAGATGGGCCTCGCCAATCTGCTGTGGGACGACGATTTCAACGCCACCGCACAGAACACGAGCGCCTACAAGTGGAACGCGACGACGCAGACCGGATCGCAGGCGGGCGGCTATCTGATCCTGAACACGGGTGCGGTCACGACTATCAACACGAACTGTGCCCTGCAGACGAGCCGCACGTTCCCGCTGTACGGGAAAGCGGAACTCCGCTGCAATACGAGCGCGATGCTGACGCAGGTTCCGCAGGCGAACCAAGTCACGGAGTTCGGCTTGTTCACCGCGACGCTGCCCGGTGCCGCCATCCCGACCGATGGTGTGTTCTTCCGCTACAATGCTGCCGGCGAACTGCGCGGCGTCATCAACTACAACGGCACGGAGACGCAGACGGCCGCCATCACGGCCCCGTCCGCGAACGTGAACCACGACTTCTGCATCGTCACGCAGACGAACACCGTGCTGTTCTACATCGACGACATCCTGGTCGGTAAGGTCAGTCTGCTCACGGATGCCCCGACGCTCGGCCAGCCGATGATGCAAGCCGCGGTCCCGTGGACCGCTCGCCAATATATCGGCGGCTCGGCCCCGGCTCTCGCCACGCAGTTGAAGGTCAGTGGCGTGTTCATCACGCAACTCGGCCCGGATTCTGTGCAGGACTGGCCGACGAAGAAGTCCGGGTACGGTCATATGGCGTATCAAGGGCAGAACGGTGGCACGGTCGGCACGACTGCAGCCTACGCGAACAACGCGGCGGCGGGCGCGGGCGCGGCCCTCACGAACACGACGGCTCTCGCGACGGGGCTCGGCGGCCAGGCCGGCATTCTCCCCACGCTGGCGGCAGGCACCGACGGTATCGTTACCTCGTTCCAGAATCCGGCCGGCGGCGTCAACCAGACCCCGCGCAACCTGATTATCCGCGGCGTGCGCGTCCAGGGCGGCGTCAGTACCATTCTGGCGGGCGGCCCGGTCATGTATGCCTACTCAATCGCCTACGGCCACACGGCCGTCTCGTTGGCTACGGCCGAGACGGGCTCGTTCGTCGTGACCCCGACGAAGGCCCCGCGCCGCATCCCTCTCGGGTTCGAGACCTACGCGGCGACGGCGGCCGTTGGCGTCATTGGCGCGGGCGTGTACGTTCAGTTTGCGACACCAATCACGGTCGCGCCGGGCGAGTTCATCGCTTTGGTGGCGAAGAACCTGGGTGTTGTGACGACCACCGGCGTCATCGTTCTTCTGGTGGAATTCGACGGATACTTCGAATGAGGACGTCATACGCAGTCCGCAAACCTCGACTTTGCCACGGTGCAAACTCTTTGTAGCTTCGGTGGCACGCGCATCCTTTACACCATCGGGGGCGGTAGGGTAAAAAAGTTGTGCCCGCTGATCGGGGATAACCCTCCAGTGTACATTCTGTCCGATAACGTGCCGGTAGCGACGTTCCTCGCGCTGGCCGCGGATTCCGTCCTGGTTGACGGCCTCAGCTAGTCAGAGTACGATTCCCGCCACTACAGCTTCTCGCCTTACCGTAGGAGACCCTTTCCATGCAGAATAAAGCCTTCAACTTCGGTCCAGTCGCGCTGTCCAGCACGCTGACGACCAACATCCTGAACCCAGGTGCCGGCGCCCGCGCCACACCCCCGGTCGGATACACCGATACCGTGGCGTACATCATCCTGAAGCACATTCGAATCGTGAACAAGACCGCAGGCGCGGTCACGTTCTCGCTGTACAAGGGTGCGACGGGCGCGAACGCGGCCGGCACCGAAGTCGTCGGCACCGCACTGTCGGTCGCCGCCAACTCGGCCTACGACTGGTACGGCTACATGCGCTTCGACTCGGCCGACTTCTTGGTCGGTGGCGCGAGCGCGGCCACGTCGCTCACGATTCAGGGCGAGGGCGAAATCGGCGTCAGCGGTTGACGCCATGAAACTGACGAATCTCGCCCGCTCGAAATCCGAGGTCAAGGAATCCCCTTCGACGAAGATCGACAAGCAGCACTTCGGGTACGGCACACGTCTGCGACTGGAGAAAGAGGACCTGAAGAAACTCGGCCTGAAGCTGAAGAACGTGGGCGTCGGCGACGTGTTCTGCGGCGAGTTCGAGGCGGAAGTCATCTCGGTCAGCGAGAACCAAAGCAACGACTACAGTTCATCGAGCATCGAGCTACAGATCACGAAGCTGGGCCTCGAAGCAGAGGAAGACGACATCGGCAGCGCGATCGACGACGCGATTAAGGAAGCCGGAGAAGATGCGTGAGTGTCCCGATGGACCAGATGCAGGCAGGCCTCTCTGACGCAGTGGATCAGGGCATCACGGCCTCGAACGCGAAGCCGGAAATTCCCGAAGCCGAACTGACCGAAGTCAAGAAACTGACGGACGAATACACCGAGGCCCGCGGCTTCGACGAGTACGCCCGGAAACAGTACAACGCCGATCGGAAGTACGCGCAGGGCATCGCGGACCCGTCATGGGCGAGCGATGCCAACATCATTGGCGCGTTCATCGACATCCTCGTCAGCTTCCTGTACGCGCAGAACCCGGACGTGAGCACGCGCCCGGCCGCGCAGGCAGGCGGCAACTCCGACCAGCAGCGCCAGTTGTTCGCGGAGACGCTGCAGATCGTGGTGTCCCGCTTGTGGAAGGAAGCGAAGTTGAAAAAGGCGATGCGCCGCACAGTGCGCGCCGTCCTGTCGATCGGCGTGGGCTGGTTCAAGGCGATCATGTACAGCGAGACGAAGCGCAACGTGCAGGTCGAGAAGCAGTTGGCCGATGCGCGCGACAACGTGGCGCAGATCGAAGCGATCAAGACCCAGCTTGCCGAGAACGGCGAGCACACCGACGAGTACGACGCCAAGATCACGGAACTGAACCGCCTGATGCAAGGGTTGGAGGGTCAGGTCGAGATTCTGGTGAAGCGCGGCATGTGCATCGACTTCTGCCGCTCCGAGGACATCCAGGTATCGCTCGACGTGGCGGACACCGAGGAATATCTGTCGTCGGACTGGATCAGCAACGACATGTACATCCGCAAGACGGCCGTAGCGGCCCGCTTCCCGGCAATCACCGAGGACAACCTGAAGGCCGCCACGATTTACTACCAGCGCCAGACGGGCGCGGGTAATCCGCACGCCTCCGACAGCGCCAACCCGGAGCATTCGGCCGAGGGACAGTTCACAAAGCAGAATTCGCCGCAGACGCAGAAGGAAGGCGGAAAACCGATCGAATTCGTCAAGGTCGTCGAGTTGTGGGACCACCGCGATGATCTGGTGAAGACTTTCATCGAAGGTGCGAAGCAGTGGGCCGTTGAGCCCTACGCGCCGCCGCAGGCGTCCACGCGGTTCTATCCCTACTTCCGTGTGTCGTTCTTCGAGACCGACGGCTCCCGGCACCCTCAGTCGCTCTCGTGGCGCCTGAAGAAACTGCAGGACGAATACTCGGGCGCACGTAGCGCGGGCGTTCTGACCCGCCGCCGTTCGATCCCCGGCACGATTTTCAACAAGGGTCAGCTTGACCCGGTGGAAGTGCGGAAGCTGGAAAATTCCGAGCATCTGGAAATGGTCGGCATCGACATTACCGATCCCACCATGCGGCTCGATCAGGTCATCACGGCGAAGCCAGTTCCGCGCGTGGACCCGATGCTGTTCGACACGATGGCGTGCCAGCGCGACATGGAAGTGCTGTCCGGCGTGCAGGAAGCGCAGCAGCAGGCTGTGACGACGCAGAAGACAGCAACCGAGGCCGAGATTCAGCAGTCGGGGTTCCGTGCGCGCACCGGCGCCGACCGCGACAACGTGGAAGATGTCATCAACGAATTGGCGCTCTACACGTCGGAACTGGCCCTGCAGTCCTTGACGGCCGAGCAGGTCCAGCGGATCGCGGGTCCGCTCGCGTTCTGGCCCGAGGGTATGAACGTGCAGGACATCCTCACGCTGGTTGAGGTCGAGATTCAGGCCGGCACCACCGGCAAGCCGCAGCAGAAGGCGGACAAGGAAGCGTGGGCGACTCTGCTCCCGCTGATCCAGCAGATGATTCTCCAGATTCAGCAGCTTGACCTGACGAATCCGCCGGCCGCAATGGCCCAGCGGAACCTGCTGAAAGAAACGCTGCGGCGCCTCGACGATCGACTCAACATCGACTCGATCATCCCGCCGCCGCCCCCGCAGATTCCCGGCCTACCGCCGGGCGCCGTTCCCCCGCAGGCTCCGGGCGCGCTGCCCGGTGAAGCCCCTGGCGCACCGCCGGTCGGGAATGGTACGATCAACAACCCTGCCGCACAGCAGACCGCAGCCCCACCCCCATAACGGAGAAACCCTATGCCCACCGAGACCACCCCGGAACCGACCCTGATGGACGCGATCAGCGCGAGCATCGACGAACTGAACCCGAAAGAGCCGGTCGTCGAAACGCCCGAGACGGTAGAAACGCCGGAACCGGAAGGTGACGAGGGTGAAGTCACGCCGCCCGAGGGTGAAACCCCGGAGCAGAAGGTCGAGCGCGAAGCGGCAGCCGCCGCGGCAGCCGAGACGCTCGAGCAGAAGACTGCCCGCGAAGCCGCGGAGACCCCGGAGCAGAAGGCCGCCCGCGAAGCCGCGGCAGTCAAGCCCGCCGATCATGTCAACGATCCGATCCCGGCCACCGTGAGCCAGCGCACGCGCGAGCGCATCACGGGACTCGTCGGACTGGTGAAGGAACGCGATCAGACAATCGCCGAGAACACGCAGTTGTTCCAGCAGATCGCCGACACCGGCGTCTCGCCGGAGAACTTCGCACAGACTCTCACGATGCTGCGCATGTTCAACTCCGAGAAGATCGACGACAAGCGTCAGGCCCTCACGTTCCTGCAGACACAGGTCGCCCATTTGGCGAAGGTGTGCGGCGAAGTTGTACCGGGCACGGACCCGCTCGAAGGCCATGATGACCTGCAGCAGCACGTCAACGCCGGCACGATCACGCAGGAGCACGCGACCGAACTGGCTGCCGCCCGCAACCGCGTGAAGGCCGCCGAGGCCGCGCAGGCTGGCACCGCGCAGGCCCAGCAGGCACAGACCGCCGGAGTCGAGGCCGCCCGCACGACGGCCCGCACCGCACTCAATGCGCTGGGTTCTGCACTGAAGGACCTCGATCCCGAGTACGCGAAGAAAGCGCCGCTGGTGATCGCGAAACTTCAACCACTGTTCGCGACGCTGCACCCCTCGAAGTGGGTGGATGCGTTCAAGACGGAGTACGCAGCAATGAAGGCCCCGGCCCCCGTGGCCGCGGTCGTCCCGATCACGCAGAAGCCTGCAGGTCAACCGTTGCGCCCGAACAAGCAGCCGGCCGGCGGCGGTCAGGCCCAGCCGAAGAACATGCAGGAAGCGATCGAAGCCAGTCTGTCCGCGATGAAGTGATGACCTGCACACCGTGCCAAAGGCGAAGGGAAAAGATGCTCGCGGCGATCCGCAGGTTGAGCGGGTCTACGCCTGGGAGCACTCGTTCACCGATTGGGGACGCACGTCCGCAACGCTTGACGAGTGCCGAACGCTACTACGGCAAGCCTGCGACGCCTACGACGTAGATGTCCCGGCGCTGAAGACGCGATCCGGGACATACTGCTACTACGATCCTTCGACGCACACGATCGCGCTCCTGCGTCACACTGTCAATCGCGCGGCGCTCCTGCATGAAGTGGCGCATCACATTGTCGGCGATACGGCCCCGACGGCACAGGATCATGGCCCGACGTTTCTCGGCATCTACATGACGTTGCTCGAACAGGCCGAGATAGCGCCGCGCTCTGCACTCCACGCTTCGGCTCGGGCCGCCGGCTTGACATGGCGGAAACCGAGGTAGTATGCTCCGGGTCGAGCGTAGGACGTAAATCAGCAGAAGCGCAAACTTGCGCCGCCACACCGCTCAGTGGCAAGCCCGACAGGCACTCGTCCGCCTTCGATGCAAAGTAGGTCGTAACTATTTTCATCGGAGGATTATCACCAATGCCTTTCAATTCCGAACAGCTTGCCTACGCTGGTCGCGCCGCGATCGACTTCTACCTGAAGAACGATCCCGTTGACAGCGCCAACATCGCCCATCCGCTCCTGAAGCGTCTCGTCAGTGAGAAGCAGGAGTACACGGGCGGTCTGCAGTACGTTGTGGAGCAGCTTCGCTACCAGAACGACTCGAACTTCCAGGGTTACTTCGGTGACTCACAGGTCACGTACAACCGCAAGCGCACGCTGCAGCAGGCCAAGTATGCCTACGGCAGCTTCCATGACGGCTTCGGTCTGAACGAAGACGAACTGGCACAGAACGGCATCGTGATGACTGACGACCGCGGCGCCGAGCCGACGGGCGACGAGAAGGTGCAGTTGACCAGTCTCCTGAAGGAGAACATGGACACGCTGAAGCTGGGCTTCCAGGAAGGCATGGACCTCATGCTGCACCGGGACGGCTCGCAGAGTGCCCTGAACATCGCGGGCCTCGACGCGCTGGTGTCCACCGCTCCGTCTGCCGGCACCGTCGGCACGATCGCAGCCAGCAACGCCTTCTGGCAGAACTTCGCCAACACGGCCCTGTCGGGCACGGCGGCGACGTTCCTGGCCCAGTTGGAGACCATGTGGCGCGCGTGCATCCGGTACGGCGGCAGTGCGCCGAACTTCATCCTGGCGGGCAGCACGTTCATCGACGCCTACCGCGTCGCGACGACCTCGGTTGTCAGCCGGCAGATCATCATCGGCAACAGCGGTGGTGTGAAGCAGGGCTCGAACATGGACGCGTCGATCGGCGACGGCAGTTCGACCGGCCTCTACTACAAGGGTATCGAAATCGTGTGGGACCCGACCTTCGAGGTTCTGGACGCTGCTGATGCCCCGGCTCTGCCGTGGGTCAAGCGGTGCTACTTCCTGAACACGAAGTACCTGAAGCTGCGTCCGATCAAGGGTCACTGGATGACCGCTCGCCGGCCGCCCCGCGTCTACGACCGCTATGTCAACTACTGGGCGCTCACTGCGAAGTGTGCTCTCACGACTGGCAAGCGCAACGCTCACGCTGTCGTGGTCGCGCCGTAAGGCACAAGCACAGTTGAGCGGGACTTCAAACCGCTCGACATCACCAACAAACTTCAGGAGATACTACAATGCCTATTCGTTTTTCCCGCTCCGGCGAAAAGAATCAGAACTACTCGACCGCGGTGCAGACCCCGGCCGCGACGGTTCGGACCTACATCGCCGGCTCTGCTCTGCAAATCCCCGCTGGCGGTCTGATCGTCGGCGACATTCTGCGCTGGGTTGTCCACATGACGAAGACCGCTGCCGGCACCGCTGCCAGCACGATCGACGTGGCGTTCGGCACCCTCGGTACGACTGCCGATACGGCTCGCCTGTCCTTCACGAAGCCCGCTGGTACGGCGGTTGTGGATGACGGCGTGTTCTGGGTCGAGGCCGTCGTGCAGTCGGTCAGTGCGACCGGCGTCGTGAAGGGTCTGTTCAACCTGATTCACAACCTGGCCGCCACCGGCCATGCGGTGATTCCGTGTGTTGTGGTGCCCATCACTTCCGCGACGTTCGACAACTCGGCCGAGACACAGACCGTCGGTCTGTGCATCACGACCGGGGCTGCCGATGCCATCACGATCCAGCAGGTCAGCGCCGAACTCGTTCGGAACTGAGCACTGTCCAACCTCGCGGGGCTGTCGCAACGGCCCCGCGAGTTCTTTCCCACCCATAGGAGACACATATGTTCAAGACGAAGACCATCGAAGTGTATATCTCGGAGCATCACACGCAGGCCATGACGGTCGCAGCGTGGGAAGTTCCGATCCTTCAGGCGATCCATGATGCGAAGGAAATCACCCTGATTTCCGAAGGCACCATCGACCGCGACGTGCCGGACCCGAATGACGAGTATCGCCGCTTGGCGACCCGCTACGGGAACGTCACCAACGACGACGGCACGCAGGGCATCCCCTTCGTGGCGAGCGTGTACGGCCAGTTCGGCGTGGGCAATCACGCGCTGGTCAAGGCGATTCAGGACGCGACGGTTGTCGCCGCGCCCGCAGTCACCTTCGACGATTTGCTCGGCAACGAGCCACAGGTTTCATCCGTGGGTGGGTGAAGGTGCGACTGGCCCCGGTTTGGAGTAATATCCAGGCCGGGGCCTTTTTTGCAGGAGAAACGACGTGCCGAATGGTCTAGGTGTATATAGTCAACCGGCCTCGACTACGGTCACGGAGCCCGCCACTGCGTCGTTCACGGCGGTCATGCAGGCGATCCTCGGCACATTGACGGGCGTTGCATGGCAGTGGAAGAAAGACGGCGTAAACGTCGTTGGCGGCTCGCAGATCGACACCGGCCCGGACGGCAGCAACCGCTTCACGTCCGTCTACACAACCCCAGCGACAGTCCATACCGACGATGGCTCGGCCTTCAGTGTCGCAGGCACAGGAACCTTCGTGGCCGGCGGCCCCGCTGGCGTCACCACCGATGGCCTCGCGATCCTCACAGTCAACCCGTGCGATGACATGAACTGCGATTGCGAGGACGCGTCCCCATACCGCACCCTTGCGACCTTGCGCACAAGCATGATGCGCCGACTCGGCTACTCGGCTATGGCGGCCAACCCGCCGCCGGGCATGTCGGAGTTGCTGACCGAGTTTCTGCAGGACGCACAGAAGCAGATCATGCAGAAGCGCCCGGACCTGCGCACGAAGCGAATCTTCAAATGGAACATGGTCGCGGGCACGCGGTTCTATGCGTTCTCGGATCAGGCGAGTTGCTGCGACATGGTGTTCGACCAGACGAAGGTTGATTGGGTTGGCGTCGAGGACCTGAACGGCCGCTGGTATGAACTTATCAACGGTATCCCGCCGGAGTTCTACACGACCCGCACGCAGCGTGGGCTGCCGGTGCGCTACGACATGCGCTCGTGCATCGAGGTCTACCCGGCCCCGGCCGGCGCCTACACCTTGCGCATCAAGGGCGACTTCGGCTTGAACGCATTCGCCGCGGACGGTGACAAGACCACGATCGACGATCATGTCGTTTTCCTGCTCGCGCTCGCGAATGCGAAGGTACACTACAAGCAGCAGGACGCGAAGTCCGTCTACCAGCAGTACACGGACTACCTGGCTGGCATGGTGAGTGACAAACACGCCACGGCCCGCTACATCCCCGGCGTGAAGAAGATTCCCCCGGCTGTGCAGCCGGTCATGACGGCATACGACGTAACATGAGCGATCGTTCCATTGCCCTGACCACGGTGAAGGGTGGCATCAACCGCCAGCGCGTGAAGGGTGCGGCCCTCAGCGATTCGCTGTACGATCTGCTCAACGGGTATGTGACGAAGGCCCGCACGGTCGTCAATCGGCCCGGCACGTTCCGATCGCAGGTTGTGTCGGCGACCACGAAGGGCCTCGCGTCATTCGACGGGACCCTGCATGTGTTCTCGAACGTCGTGCAGTCGGTCCCGGCAGGTTACACACTTCACGTTTTGCAGCATCCGAGCGACCAGACGCAGACGATCGCGGTGATCCACTTCGCGGCGCCGTTCCTCGGGTTCCTGTATGTGGCCGCCGAATTCTCCGGCGGGGACGTGTACCACTTCTGGCTCCAAGTGAAAGGCTCGTGGGCGGCCTCGACGCAGTACGACCTCAACGATGTCGTCCAGCCGACGACCCCGAATGGTCTGCTCTATAAGGCGGTTCGCGTCGGTGCGCCGGCCCCGGCGTGGGCATCTGGTGCCTCGCGCGCCCTGAATGATGTGATCGAACCGACCGAATACAACGGCTTCAAGTACACCGTGGTCGATGTGATCGGCACGAACCCAGCCTCGGGCACGGTTGAGCCGACTTGGCCGACGATTGAGGGCGCGCAGATTGCCGAGGAAGTTGACGGCGATCCGGTTTCGGCCGAGGCTCCGGCCACCGGCGGCGATGGCCCGAGTACCCCGAGTTCTGACGTGATTGACCGATACGGGAGTGGCCTGTGAGTGCTCCGCAGTGGCAACCGGGCACACTCTACCCGCCGGGTTCGCTGGTCGTCCCCCTTACGTTGGCGCCAATTCAGAGCGGGAACGTCACGAACTACAGTTTCGCCAGTGGGGCGACAGGGTGGACGCTCGGAGGCGGGTTCGCCGTATCCAACGCAGGCGGTTTCGATGATACGTGGCGGGCGCGATTTACTGCCGCGGCTGCGGACGCCACTAACAATGACGTGAAGGATATAAACCCAGGGTGCGTGATTTCTGCATCCTGTCGCGTATTCCTCGAAGGGCCAAGCACCCATGCCGGCGGGTCAGTCGTTCTAGACTGGTTCGATTCAGGCATGGTGTTCATCAGCCGTAACTCGGGGAATAGCGTTGATTACTCGAACACGGGCTATGACGCTTGGCGGCAGTCGAGTGTGGTTGCAACCGCCCCAGTAGGGGCCACGAAAGTCCGCATAGGGTGTTCGGCGTTTCGCGTTTCCGGGACGGCTGGAACCTTGTTCGACGCATTCGTGTGGGACTGGACGTATACGCCACCCGACGTGTCCACAGGCATAAGCTACAAGGCGACGCAGGCGGACTCTGCATTCTCGGCGTCGATCGAGCCGGTGTGGCCCGCGGTCACGTTCTCGGTTGTGGACGGTGGTGTCACCTGGCTCGGAACGACGGCGAACCGGGTTCTGTGGCAGACCTCCCCGCTCCTGAAGTCCGGGGCTGTCGAGCCGACGTGGCCGACCGCGGTGGGCGGCCAGATCGTCGACGGCACGATGGCGTGGGAAGTCATTACCGGACAGATTCTCGACGACAAGTGCCCGCACTCGAAGATCGTCGCCATCGCGGCCTCGAAGGTATTCGCCGCGGACAACGACATTATCTCCTTCTGTGCGACCGTCAACCCGCTCGACTGGACGACCCCGAACGACGCGGGGTACATTCCGTTCGGCCTGAACACGCACGGCTCCACGCCCGCGACGGCGCTGGGCCTGTACCGCAGCAACCTCGTCATCTTCAACGACGAAGGCTACCAGATGTGGCAGGTCGATGAAGACCCGGCCAACAACGCGATCCTCGACGCGTCGCCGGTCGATTGCCCGTACACGCATTCCGTGCAGGGCGTGAGCAACGATCTGCTGTTCCTCTCGGCGCGCGGCATTCGCAGCATCGGCATCGCGGGCGCAAGCACGAATCTGCAGGCGGGGTATTTCGGTGCGCAGATTGACCCGCTGGTACTCGCCGCCATCAAAGCACAGAGCGTCGGGGAGTTCCCCGTCAGCCTGTTCTGGCCCGGCGCAGGGCAGTATTGGCTGATCTTCGGCAACGAAGCCTTCGTCCTCACGATGAACGGTGGCCCGAAGGATCAAAGCTGGAGCCGCTACACGTTCCCGTCGGACATCACGGATTGGGCGATCCTCGGCACCGAACTGTATCTGCGCTCGGGCACGTACATCTGGCGCGTGAGCGAAGACGCCCTGACCGACGACACGCAGGTCACGGGTCCGATCGGCGGCAACAACACGGCCTTCCACGGCGAAATCTGGTGGCCGTATCTCGACTTCGGTGCGCTGGGCGTGGACAAGCAACTGGAAGGCTTCGATCTGGTCATCACGGGCAACGTCACCGTCCGGTTCGGGTACAACCAGAACAACACGTCGCAGGTCACGACCGACTACGCGATCGTGGGCGACACGCTGCCGGGCACGATGATCCCGATGCCGCTGACCGCCCCGAGTTTCCAGATTCGCCTGATCTTCGACGCCGGCCAGACGTGGGAATGGATGGCGACCAACATGTACGCGAACAACCTGTGACCGTCACGCTGCGCCCCATCAGCTTGACCTCGATCCTGCTGGTGTGCGGCCACTTGCCGCGCGCGGAGCAGGAAGTGATCGAGGCCCTGAACGGGGTTGCATTCGACTCGGATGACGTGGCCCGGCAGGCGGCCAACTACCCCGGTCTGGCATGGACGATTGAGGCCGAGGGATTCCCGATAGTCGTAGGCGGGTTCATCCCCCAGCGCCCCGGCGTGTACCGGACGTGGTTCTATGCTACAACCGATGCGTGGGAGCGGTTCGGCCGACCCGTCACGAAACTTGTGCGCCAGGTATTGCACCAGATGCTCGTCGAGCAGGCGCACCGTGTAGAAGTAGTGACGCTGGCCGACCGCGCCCGCACTCACTGGTGGTATGAAGTCCTCGGCCTGCATCGGGAGGCACTTCTGGAGGGTTATGGCGCAAGCGGCCAGGATGCGGTACTCTATGTGGCACTGAAACCGGAGGCAACCTGATGTGTGGCGGCGGAAATCATGCAGCGGAACAAGCCGCCCAGGCGGAAACCGATCGGCAAGGGCGGATCAGCGGCAATGTGTCTGCGATCAACTCGGCCTACGCCGGCCGCGAGCCCCAGTATGCTGATTTCCGCGCGGCCCTGCAGAAGCAGTTCGGCACCGAACTCGGTCGCCAGCAGCAGGTCGCCCAGCGCCACTTGAAGTTCTCGTTGGCGAAGACGGGCAACACCGGCGGCAGCGTCGCCGTGGATCAGGGCGCCGAATTGAACCGCGAGGCGGCGCAGGGTGCCCTGACCGCCGAGCAGCACGCGCGCGGGGCCGAGGCCAAGCTGCGCTCGGCGGACGAGCAGAGTCGCCTCGGCATGATTTCTGTGGCACAGTCCGGTGGTGACATCGGCAATGCAGCGACGCAGACGGCGAACTCGCTGCGCGCCAATATCGAAGGTGCTCGATCGGAAGGGCAGGCGCAGGGCCTCGGTGACTTGTTCGGCGGCACGGCCGACATTTACAAGAAATCGCAGGACGCCGCGCAGTTCCGCAAAGGGCTCGGATCAACGATTTATGGTTCGCCGTGGGGTCTTTCCGCGGCAGGGGGGCGATAATGTGTTACGGAACAGAGGCAGCATGGATTCCGGCGGTTATCGCTGCGGCCGGCGCAGGGACGAGCGCGTATACCGCGGACAACGCACGGAAGCAGCAGGATCAAGAGGCGTCGGCCGGCATCATGCGCCAGGCGCAGTTCCAGCGACAGGCCGATGCGAAGGTCGGCCAGACCGTTCAGCAGATCAGCCAGTCGAACCCGGACGAGGACAAGAAACTCGCCGAACGTGACTACCTCGCCGCGCTTCAGCGGAACAAGCAAGCGACGACGGGCGCACTTAATCCGGTGGCCGGCGCCAGCGACCGCTACGCCGAGGACCTGTCGAGCGCAACCGCGACTGGCGCGACAAACACTGCCGGATTGGTGAAAAACCAAGCCGCGGTCGATGCGCCGACCTTCCAGCGTCTTCGTGAATCGAACGCCGCGGGCGACCTCGCCTCGCAGCTTGGCCTTATCAACGGTGCCTCGGGCGGCGCGGATGCTCTGATGCGCTCGCGCATCGTCTCGATCCGCGCGAATCCGTGGCTCACGGGCCTCGGCTCGGGGCTGCAGGCCACCGGCGGCGCGCTCGCGGGTGCCGACTGGAAAAAGAAACTCCCGAAAAACCCCGGTCAGACTCCGGGCTACGGCGACGGGATCGGCGACAACCCTGACATCGGCTTCGGGGGTCACTGATATGGCTGATTGGTCACAACTCGGGACGGCACTCGGCGGCTCGGTCAACGACGCCCAGGGCCAGTCCATTTCATTCCTGAAGGGTCAGAACCTCGGGATGCAGAATCAGCATCTTGGCGCCGAGACGCAGGCCGCGCTCGCGCAGGCCGAGGAACGCGTCAACAAGCAGAAGGCCCTGAAGACGCTCGCCCCGATGATGTCGAAGATTCCGGGCATCACGCCTGAAATGGCCGACGCCGCTGCGACGACACTCGCGGCCGGCGGAAACGTAATGGACATGTTCAACGCTGCGGCGAAGTCGCAGGAGGTTGGATTCCGCAATGCCGCCGCTGCCGCCCCGACGCCGGCCGGCGCGAACCGCCAACTGCTGAACTTGGCGAACGGCCCGGTGGACCTGAATCAGAGCATGGGTGAAGGGACGTACACCGATCGTTTCGACCCGACGCAGGCCGTTCACACGAATGAACTCGGCGACGCTCTCGTTGGTCAGCGCAACGCCTCGGCCGACCTCGATCGCGAGCGGGCCGCACACCCCGAGAACTTCCGCGCCCCTGTCGCGCCGCCACTGGACCCTGCGACGATCGCCGCGCTCGGTGCGCTCGCCGCGAAGGGTCAGATTGGTCTGCCGACCGGCCGCGCGCTGACGACTCCGACGGGCGCCGGCATCGTGCAGGCCGCGGCCGGCATCAATCCGAATCTCGATCAGGCGACCTTCCCGAACCGGCAGGCCGCCATCAAATCGTTCAAGGGCGGCGGCGTCGATGGTCGGCAGGTCGGCTTCATCAGCACGGCCCTGACCCATCTGGACACGACCGACAAGTTGGCGCAGGCCCTCAACAACGGTGATTTTCAGGTCGTCAACCGACTCATGAACGCGCTCGGCGCGCAGACGGGCAGCCCGGCGCCTACGAGTTTGCAGGGCGCAGGAATCATCGTCGGAAACGAAGTGGTGAAAGCCATCGCGTCCACCGGCAACTTGAGTAAGGACGAGCGCATGAAGATCGAGGCGGCGTTCAGCGACGTGCGGAGCCCGTCACAGTTGGCGGACCTCACGAACACGTACCGCGAACTGCTGGCCGGTCAGCTTGGCACGAAGGCGCGCATGTACAAGGCCACGACGGGCCTCGAAGATTTCAACACCCTGTTGTCGCCGGCATCCATTGCACTGCTGAAAAAGGCGCAGGCCACCGAAGCGGCCGCGACGGCCGGCCCCGGTGGTGAGAAGGAAGGGGATACCGGCGTATCCAAGAGCGGGAAGCCGACGGTATACCGCGGCGGGCATTGGGAGTACCAGTAATGGGCGGTCGCGTCCCTGACGACGATCTGCCAACCGCGGCACAGTCTAAAATTGTCCCCGCGGACGATCTGCCGGGCGCCTCGGCGGCCCACATGGTGCAGACTCCGCAGGACAATGACGTGTATGGGGTTGGCCGTTTCCTGAAAGGCGTGCTGGGTGACGCCATGAGCCAGAACAACGCGCCGTTGAAGGCCGGGATTGAACTCGCGATGCAGGCTCTCACGGGCTACGCCTCGAAGGCCGCCGGTGGACTGGCCGGCGCCGCGTCACTCCCGTTCGTCGGCCCGGAACGCGCCGCGGGGGTCGTCCACAGTGTCGAGGAAGCCGGCACCTATCAGCCGCGCTCCGATGCGGCGAAGGCCGCGACCGAACAACTCGGCGGGATCGTCGCTCCGGTGCTCGGCGCCGCGGGTCGGCAGACGGCGAAGCTGGGCAATGCGGGCGAAACGATCGTCAATGCCGCGGCAGAAGCGATTCCTGACGTGCTGCCGCTGGGCGCGGCCCTACGCCCGGCTGCCCGCGCGGCCCGCGCAGCGGCGGCCGTGGAAGGCGCTGCAGCCCCCGCCGCCCCGATCAGTGAGACGACCACGCAGGCGATTGATCGCGGCTGGAACCTGCGCCCGTCGGACGTGGAGAAGGCGAATCCCGCGGCGAAGGGGAAGGTCCCCGGCACCACGCGGCAGACGCTCCAGAATCAGGGCAAGCTGCACTCCGATGCCGTACTGGAGAACCAGGCGAAGGCGACGGACATCGGCGGTCGCGAAATCGGCGTCGAGAAGGCGACCGAAATTCTGCCGAAGCATCTGGACGAACTGCGCATCCCTCACAACAAGAACTATGAAACCGCTGGCAAGGCCGCGGGCAACTTCGCCGACAAGAGTCTGGAAGGTGATCTGGAATCGGTATGGAAGGCCGTCTCGCCGGAGGACAACCAGCAGCTTGCCGTCATGAAGATCGCGAAGGTCTACAATCCCGAGGGGTTGTCTGGCCCGTCGCTGGTGAAGTCCATCCAGAAACTCCGCATCGACGCAGCGAAGGGGATGAACTCGACCGGGACGCGCGATCAGATCATCGGGGCCGCGAAGAAGGTCATCGCGAACAAACTCGAAGATGCGCTCGCGCGCCGGCTCGATACGATGGGTGACAAGCAGGTCGTGACGGCGTTCCGTGACTCCCGGCAGGCGCTCGCGAAAATCCACAACGTCGAAGACTCTCTCACCGGCGGCCAGATCGACCCGCAGAAGGTTCTCAAGCTGCGCGAGGCCGGCGCCCCGCTGACCGAAGGGCTGAATGAAATTGCCGACATGGCGGAAAAGTTCCCCGATGTCGTGCGATCGGCGCACGGGACCTCGACCGGCGGCGGGCTGCCCCATACGAAGACCGGAGTGATCGGCTCCACGGTGGGTGCGCTCGTTCGCAAGATTCCGGGGCTGGATGTCAGCACTCCGGGGTTCCGCCAGAAAATCTCGGCGGCCGGTAAGGGACAGCAGGCCGCGGCCGGTGACGCCTTCAACAAGGTGAAGCCCGCAAAGCCGGTCGAGTCGAACCAGGGCCGCCAGCCGGACATGATCGGCCCGGATATGGCGGTCCCGCCGACCACTGAAATTCCGCAAGGCGCACTGGGTGAGCATCCGGCGTTCCTGCGCGACGGCGTGCGGCCCAGTGCTCCGGGCGTCGCCGATCCGTTGGCTGGTGGTCTCGGCGATCAGCTTGAAGCCTTCGGCCCGCGTCCGACGGAAGAACTGACCCTGCAGAACGTGCCCGGCTCCGCGCCGCGCATTCCGATGCGCAACACGGCTGGCCCGACCGAGGAAATGATCGGCCCCGACTACGCACTGGCTCGGCCGGAAGGCGAAGTGGGCCTGGTTCACGCCAATCTCGGCGACCAACTCGAGGCGTTCGGCGTCCCGCCGGACAAGGCCCTCACCTTGTTGCATCCCGAGGGTGTCACGCCGCCCCGGCCGGCCATGCCCCCGAGCCCGGTGCGTCAGGAAATCATGATCGGCGACGAATTGGCGCTGTCCCATCCGCCGGGCGCGGTTGGCGTACCGTCTCCGTTGCCGAATCCCGCCAATGAACTCGGCGACCAGTTGACCATGTTCGGTCAGCCCCCGCCGGAAGCCCTTGCCCTGACCCCGCCGCCGGGAATCCCGGCCCCGGTCATGCCGGCCGCCATGCAGAAGAAGGCGCCGCCGAAGAAGGCGAAATGAAGGTCCGGGTAGCCGTCTCCGGCACGATCGGTAAAACGGTCGTCATCGACACCGATCCGCCTAAGATCGGTACGAACCTGCAGCTTCCTGATGGCTCTATCCCGACGCTGGAGGAACTGAAGACCGCGCTGGGCATCAGTGCCCCGGCTGCCCCGACGGCCGGCGCCCACCGGCTCCTGAGCGGCCTGGCGCTGGGGAACGACCATCCCCAGTATGTGCTGCGCTCGATCCTGACCACGGACGGCGACATCTTTATTCGCTCTGCAGGCGCCGTAGCGCGGCTCGGGGCCTCGGTCAATGGTTACGTGCTGACACTGGTCGGCGGCCTCCCTGCGTGGCGCCTACCGCCCGTACAGCCCGGCCCGCAGGGTGAGGAAGGAATGCCAGGTGATGATGGCGCCCCCGGCCCGGCCGGCCCTGCGGGCGCTCGTGGCCCGATGGGTCCGCCCGGCCTGGATGGTGCCGACGGTTCCGACGGCGATCCGGGCGTACCGGGTCCGGCCGGCGCAACGGGTGCCACGGGGCCGGCCGGCGCCAGCGGCTCGGGCGGCGGATCCATCGTCTTCGTGGACGACCGCAACGACTGGGACGACACGCCGATCGTCCCTTATACCGCGGTTCTCAGTCAGTACAATCGCTGGGGCGCTCGGCAGATTTTCAGCGGCGGCACGGGCACGGGCTTCGGGGCCGGCGCTGACATCCGCATCACGAACGTCGATCGCCCCCAGTTGGCGTTCCGCGAGACGCAGGCCGGTGCCAACCAGAAGAACTGGTCGATCTGGCCGCGCAGTGGCGTGATGAACTTCGCGGTGCAGGACGATGCCGAGAGCACATCGCAGAACTATCTCGAAATCAACTGGTCGGGTAGCTCGATCGGCACCATGACTTACGGGCAGCAGTCCGGCGAGCAGACCTCGCATCTGTTCTACGGGTCGGTCTACCGACTGCACGGCGCCGCCGCTTCGACATTCTCGGCGGGCGGCTGGTGTACCCTCACGGCCGCGGCAACTGTTGGCAACGGAATCTACTACGACTTCACCGTGAACGGGGCCACGATCAGCTATCTGAAAACTACGGCAACAGGCATGGACCTGAACACATACACTGCGATCCCGCTACGACTCGGGACCGGCGTTTCAGGCACCGGCGGCACGCGCCTCACCATTAGCAGCACGGGCGCACTGACTATCGCTGCCCCTGAAGGGTCCGGGACAGCACTCACAATCAACACTCCGAATGCGGCTGCGATGATTGGTGTTGCCCTTGCATCCGCGGCCGCTCAGACCGTTATTCTGACCGCGGGGACGGGCTCGACGACCGGCGCGATGATGCATAAACTCACCACTACGGGCGGAACCTACTACCTCGGCGCGGATAACTCGGCCGGAAGCGCAATTCTCGATACGGCGTATGCATTTGTCATGAACGTCGATTCGGCTCGCTCGATTCTGTTCGGAACGAACAACATAAAACGTATGGGGATTGCCTCGACCGGGGAAATCACCATGTACGCCCCGACCAGTGGGGAAACCCTCAACGTGAATGCGGTCGCAGGCAGCACCGCAATCCGCGGCAATGGGCAGTACATGTTTGCCGGCGTTGATGACGCAAGTACGGGAACCTTTTACGTCCAGCGCCACTCGACGACGGGCTGGCTGCTCGGGATCGGGACCAACACGTCAACATCGTCTGGAACGAATAGCCGCACCATTATCGTAGCCAACGGAATCTCGACCGCAATACTTGAACTGAATATCAGCGGCACTCGCAAGACCTACCTGTATTGCGATGGCACCGATTCGACTCTGCTGGCTGCCGGCAACCTGCGCCTCGGCGCGGGCGCGGCGACCTTGGTGTCCGGCGTCATCACGGCCGACGGTTCGGGCAACCTGACCGCGGTCTCCGACGAGCGCGTCAAGCGCAACATCCGCCCGTTCCGCACCGGGCTCAAGGCGGTCATGAAGGTCCGCCCGATTCTGTACGGATACACCAAAGCCTCGGGTCTCGATCAGTCGCATGACAACTACGCCGGCTTCAGCGCGCAGAATGTGCGAAAGGTGATCCGCGAGGCCGTCGGCAAGGACAGCCGGGGGCTCTACACCTTCAACGACCGCCCTGTTCTGGCCGCCCTGGTCAACGCCGTGCAGGAATTGGCGGCCCGTGTGCGGGAACTTGAGGCAAAACCCTGATTCCCGTATAGTCGGCTGGCACCATCCCACCTATTGACCAGGAGGAAATTCATGTCCGACGAAAATACCGCAAACCAGGCCGCCCCGGAGAAGGCTCCGCAGGCGACCATTTCGATGCCACAGGTCTCGACGGTTCAGCTTGCGCAGTACGCGCTGAACGTGTTCAGCAAGTCGAGCATCGCGGCTGACGAGGAATCACTGATCTTCGCGATGCAACTGCGCGCCATGCTGGGCGGCCTCGCATCGGGCCAGTTGATCGTGGGTCGCCCCGAGGCGGCCTCGCAGGTCCCGCCTCCGTCACTGAAGGCAGTGAAGAAGTGAGCGACTTGGGCATGGCGTTGCTGGAAATCAGCGAAAAGCTGGGCGCGATCCGCTCGACTGCTGATTCAACGCACGCTCTGCTCAAGGCGCACATTGAGGACGACAAGTCCGTCGCTGACCGCGTAACGCAGATCGAACTGCGCTACGCGGGCCAGCGAGGGAGTGTCAAGATGCTCGGGCTAGTTGCTACAGGCGCCGGGGCGGTGCTGGGAGCCCTTTTCGGGCCGGCTGCTGGGGAGTGGGTCAGCCACCTTTTCCGTCGCTGACGGCTGAACCCCACACGGGCCGACGTGCGGATGCAGACTCTTGCAACACTCGTTCGGACCAATAGGTAGTCCGCACTCTCCCGCCTCCCACTCGGGCCGCTGATCCGCGATAGCGCGGTGAGCCGCCGCTTTCATGGCGTCTCG